CTGTTGTTGAAGCAAGCATACAACGAGTGCTCAATGCGTAGCAACTCTATGTCGACGTGCTTATCAAACCGTGATGCATCTAGTGAGACCACTACGGGGGAATCAAACCTGCTGAGTTTCTCGAGCAACAGCGCTGCGCGCTGACGTTGGTTGAGGCCCTTAGCGATGTTCCTGGAACGTACGACCCCGCGGCTTGCAAAACTCGAGCGGTACAGCTGGTGTTCACCAGGCTGCAAGTACGAAGCAAGCTCCACGCAGTACTTCGCCCCTCGAAATTGTATCATCCTTGGGTCCGGATCCTCCTTCTCGTGACCGTTGAAGCGCTCAGCCTTGACAAATGCATTGCAATACGCATCCCGTACAGTGAGACCTGACATCTCAAGGCGGTCTAATGCCTCGAGATACCGCTTGCGCTTTGATCCCGTGTACCGGTTGGGCATCACATCGAGATCGGCTTGTACCGTCTTGTACAACTGCCGACCCCAGCGTTGCGCTACCAGTCGTAGTCTCCCTAGACCATCGTGAGATGGCTTTGGCACCTTCCCCAGGACTCGTCCCGAGACGCCTCTGAGCTGATTAGCTGCTGAGTCCATGTGGAAGGTCGGTGCGTAGAATTCCCCATCCGGGGGGAGGGCTACACGCACCAGTAGCTTGTTCAGTCCGTTGCCGTCGTCCACGGGGAACCTACTGATCTTACAACCCTTATCAAGATCCAGCAACTTCCGCCGAGCAGATATACCAACGACAGCAACGGGCGCCTGTCAAGTGGAGGCCAACGAGCGTCCCCAGCTCAGCTTCCCGGCCGCAAAGCGCCCGAGACTGTTGAGCAGGTTGTACCTCGTATAGCCTGACCACTCGTCCCTCATATCGATTTCCCCTTGCCGAGCGGTGAATGCGACGCGTATGCCCGCTAAAGTGGCTTCCGTGCGTTCAACTTCAGTCCAACCCGGATGGGCTGTACTGATGTAGCTCTCGGCTGTGGACCGCAAAGTCTGGAGGGTCCTCATGTCCGGAGGCCTGAACATGCAGGCTCGGACAAGGCGTGCCACGAGGTTGGGGTCAGCTCCCGCCTCCCTCGAGACAGCCTCTATTCCGGGCGACGCGGCTCCTTCGACATCACCTCGAAAGAACCACGCCCAGGCGCGCCAGCACACCCACATACTGACACTGAATATTGCAAGACAAACAGGCGCGACCGACCTAAGCAGCTGGAGGTTTATATCAATTCCTCGCACGACGCTGACTTCGTAGTAAAGTCCGAGAAACGAACAGTACCAGCGGATGTCAAACGCCCTATTGACGGCAGGAGTTTCGTGGAGGAAGATGCTGAGAGGCCAAATTGGTCTCCAAACGTCTCGAGTGTATCCGAAGGTGATGTACGGAACTTCCTCCTCTTCAAACATCCACGAAAAGATGTCTCTCTGCCATGCTCTCTCAGGTGCTCTGATCGGCTCGAAGTCCCAAAGGTCCGGTCTGACACTCGTCCATACCTGCCTGTTGTGGAGACTCCAAGTAGGAATGCAACTCCAAGCAACATAAACAATTACGAACAGCATCACAACCAACCGCCAGTGCTCATAACTGTAGCGGTACCTCAGGCCCTTCGCTGGGGGCGGCCCTATGTCTTCTTCGTCGCCACCAACCCCATTGTTTTCGTCTACTACATTTAGGGTTGGGGCTTCGGCATCAGCCTCCGCGTCTGGGGCTGGCTCCAGTGGACCGGGGGGGGGCGGGTTCCGCGGGGCACGACGACCCCGGTGGTTCCTACCCCTACCACCTGCTGAGCGACTGCCGTCGCTCCCACTCCTCGGGGAGAGTGGTGCAGGGATGTTGGAGGGCGCAGCTGTGCGCACATCCTCCACTGGAGTCCGGTCTATGGCGGTTCC